GTGCAAGCGGGGGGAGGGGGAGGGGGAGGGGGAGGGGCGCATAAGGGGAGGGGAAGTAGGGGGGGGAGTAGAGGGGCGCCCCCGGATCGATAGGGCGCCCCCCTGCAGCTGCAGGGACTAGGCCAGGACGGGGAGGGCGCGCCGCGCAACGGCGCCCCGGCCGGAGCCGTGCGCATGAATGCCGACCTGCCGCGCGCCCCGGCCGTCGCACTCGAGACAGTCGATACACTGGACCCCGGTGCGACTATTGGCGCACTCTGTCACCCCGTCGGGGAGCGGCGCCCCCTCAGGGGCAACGTAGAACGTCCCCCACCCCCGCGCCTGAGCTTGCGCCAGCTCCCGGAGACTGTCGACCGACGCTTGCAAGTATTCGCGCCAGCCGGCATTAGCCGCGCGCCGCCATTGGTGGGTATACCCCGTCCAGCCGTCCGCATCCGCCACCAGGGCGCGCACGACATGCAGGGGGAGCGCCGCCGGGTCCCCATACGCCCCCAGGCGCACACGACGCCCCCGGCCAGCCGCGCGGATGTCGGCCAGGGATGCGGCCGCAAGGTAGGACCCTGCAGCCCACGCGGACCATACCGAACGGGGCCCCTGAAATAGGGTGACGTAGCATGAGCGGGTGCCGGGAATGAGGGTGCGGACCCCGTCATCCCCCGTCCAATACTGGCCCCGATGCGGGCACCCCCCGCAAAGGGACACGTCCGCGCCGGTTCGGGATGCGTCCGTCGGGGACATGTCGGGGCGCAGAATCCAGAGTTGAGACATCCCCCCCGTTTTGACGTTCCCCGATTCGTGCGTGATGATCCCCAGCACCGGGCCCCCGTCGATCATGGACGGACCGTCGTACACCACTAGACCGGCCATTAGCGGGCCCCCCACGATTCGATACGACGGACCGCCCGCACAGTGGCGGTGTACACCGCATACACGGCGACGGACGCGGCGGCCACGGTGGCCACTACCGCCACCAGGGCGGCGGCGGCGCCGGCAAGGGGGAGCAAGAAATCGGCAAGCATCGGCGGGATTCCTCTAGGTTATGCGGGGTTGTGGGGGGCGCCCCGGAGTGGACACCCCCCGGGGGGGGACCTAGGCAGGGACCATGCACCCGTTGACGTAGCGCACCGGAAGCCGGAGCCCCGCGGCAATGTCGGCATAGTGCCGCGCGTCCCTGGCGGTGACGGCGCACCGATGCATAGCGGCAAGCGTCGCGGCGCACCATGCGGGCTCAGTGCTGGCCAGAGCGGTAACTCGGTCCAGTCTCGCGCGGTCAGCTTTGGTCATGGCGGGATTCCTCGTGTATCGGGTGTCGCGCCGCCGGTACGTCCGGGGCGCACGTCAATAGTAACCCCCGCCCCACGAGTCTGTCAATAGTAGATGCGCGCAACACCGTGCAACCCGGAGGCGCACGCTACCGGGCCGCACGCTACCGGCCGCACGCTACCGGGGCACGCGTCCATGGTGGGGGGAGTGCGTGCGGGGGGCGCCGCTCCCCGTCCCCCGCCCCGCCCGCGCGCACGTACAGTTGAGAACCGTTCTCAACCGCCTGGCGAACGCTACCGGCCGCACCGGGCGCGCGGGGGACGCCGGTAGCGCGGCGCCGGGGCGCCGGGGCCAGCGTCGGGCCCGGGGCGCCGGGGCGCGCGCGGCAGCTCGCGACGACGGCAGGGGGGGGGGGGAGGGGGGGGGTGTCCCCCGCCGGGAGCGTAGCGAGTACGATTCGGCAGCACCCCGGCTAGTGTGCGCCGGTACACGTCAACGCGGAGGAGGTGGGGTATGCAGCAGGGTATGCGGCAGTGGACGCGGGAGGAGCGGGAGGAGGTGTTGGGGCTGGTGTTGGACGGGATGGCGGAGGGGGTGACGTTGCAGGAGACGGTGGAGCGGGAGCAGCGGCGGTTGGGTGCGCGGGAGCCGGAGCGGTATCCGGGGAAGCTGACGCCTGGGCTGGTGCGGGGGTGGCTGTGGTTGGACGAGGAGTGGTTCCGGCGGTACCAGCGGGCGAAGGCGTTGCTGGGGCAGGCGTATGCGGACGAGGCGGTGGTGACGGCGCGGGAGAGTACGAGCAGTACGACGGCGATGGACCGGGTGCGGATCGAGACGTTGAAGTGGGCGGCAGCAAAGGCGAACCCGGTGGAGTTCGGGGAGAAGCAGACCGTGGAGCACCAGGGGGCGCAGACGCTGCAGGTGAGAATTGTGGAGGAGGAGGGGACGGTGCGGAACGTCCAGGCGCTGAAAGCAGCGGAGAGTGCGGCGCTGGAGCGGGCGGTGGTGGGCAGCATCGCGCCAAGCAGCAAGCCTGTGGTGCAGGTCAAGGGGCCCTGACCGACACGGGAGAGGGACTGGAGAGTTTGCGCCCAGAGGTATGGGAACCCGGCGCGGAGCATGAAGCAAGGTTAAGCCAAGATGAAGGGCGCATTAAGAGTTGATTAATTTTTCATGACGAGGGGGGTTTAGGGGGGTTTCCCCCCTTGACAGATTTGCCCCAGCGCAGAGAGGTTGGGGGGAGTAAGAGGGGGGCGCTGGTGCAGTTCGTTAACGGGTTACTCTGACGCGCTTCGCTTTGCTCCGCTTGTCCTTGCTGGTTGCTTCGCAACAAGCAAGCGTTAGAGGGGGAAACGGGGAAGGAGTAAGCGCGACGAGTAACGCGGTGAGCGTTACGAGGAGTACGAGAGGCAGCGCGTTAACGCGATACCGAGAGGGGTACAGGAGACTGTGGCGCATCGGCCGGGGAAGCGAGGGGGGCGGTCGGGCGGGGACCAGGCGGTAGAGGTCCGGCTGGCCAAGCTGCATCCCGGGCAGCGAGAGGTGGTGGAGAACCAGGCGCGCTTCAAGATTGTGATGTGTGGGCGCCGATGGGGAAAGACGGCGGGCGGGGTGCGCTGGCTGTGCGATGGGGGGATAGCGGGCCAGCCGGTAGCGTGGTTTGCCCCGTCGTACAAGGTGGCGCTGGAGGCGTGGCGTGAGTTGGTGGACCGGCTGGGGCCGCTGACGGCGCGCATGAACGAGCAGGACAAGCGCCTGGAGTTGGTGACCGGCGGGGTGGTCGAGGTCTGGACGCTGGACGGACCCGACCCTGCGCGCGGCCGCAAATACGCCCGAGTGGTGATCGACGAGGCGGGGATCGTGCGCGACCTCTTGACCGTCTGGCAGGCCGCGATCCGCCCCACGCTGGTCGATCTGGCAGGGAAGGCGCTGATCCTGGGGACGCCAAAAGGGCGCCGGCACGGGTTCGTGACCCTGTTCAACCGGGGCCTGAGCGGCGAAGACCCCGACTGGCAGAGCTTCCGCGCCCGCACGCTGGACAACCCCTACATCCCCGCCGAAGAAGTCGAAATCGCCCGGCGCGAACTCCCCCCCGAGGTCTTTGCCCAGGAGTTCGAGGGCATCCCGACCGACGATGGCGCCAACCCCTTTGGCCTGGACGCCGTCCGCTACGCCTTCACCGAGGGCGCCAAGGGGGCCGAACAGGGCCCCGTGGTCGTCTGGGGGCTGGATCTGGCCCGCAGCCAGGACTGGACGTGGCTGGTCGGCATGGACGCCTGGCGCCGCGTGGTGACCCTCGACCGCTGGCAGATGCCTTGGGCCGCGACCAAGGCCCGGATCATGGAGATCGTGGGCCAGATCCCCGTCGTGGCCGACGCGACCGGCGTGGGAGACGCCATCGTCAGCGACCTGCAGCAGATGGGCGCCGTCATCACCCCCCACGTCTTCACCCAGCCGTCGAAACTGCGCCTCATGCAGCGCCTCATCGCCGCGTTCCAGAACAAGGAACTGCTGGTCCGGGCGGTGGACCACGAAGCGGCGCTGCAGGCCGAGCTGGAGGCGTTCGAGTTCACCTACACCGCCTCCGGTGTGCGCTACGAGGCCCCGCCGGGGCTGCACGACGACGGCGTGATGGCGCTTGCGCTGGCCCTCCACGGGTGGGATCGGGTGCAGGGGGTGCCGCCGGAAGGGGTTGCCCCTTGGCAACCGACCGGGGACGACCCTAATCTTCGGCAGGAGGGGGAGAACCTGGTGGCTGCACCCGCCACCCA